CCAGCCACCGAGGTCGTCGCCACAGCATGCACGGTGCCGCCGCCTCGCGTGCCGTGCTGCGTATCGGTCGCGAGGATCCCCACCTGGACACTGTCAGCGGCGACTACGATGGAGCCGTCGGCGTGCGCGACCACGTCGAGCGTGTTGCCCGTCTTAGTGAGGCCCGCTCCCGCTGTGATTTGCCCTGCGCCGGTGACCTGGGAAAAGGTCAGAGCCGTGGTGCCGAGCACGATCGGGTCGGGCGTGATGAGAGCCCACCCGCTGTCACTGTTGGCCGTACCCGCAACGATGAACGTGTACATGCCCGACGTGACGTCGGCCGATGTGTCAGCGTCTGCCGCGCGAGCCCAAGCGCCGGCAGCGGTGACGTATATGCCGTTGGCGCTTGCGGTCGTCTGGGCGGTCAAAAGCACGCGGTCGCCGGTTGCTGTCGCGATGCCGTCGATGGTCTGCGAGCCGGATAGACTCGCCACGTTAGCCGTTGCGACGAGCCGGCATGATGCCTTGGTGTCGAGCCCCTGCGCGATGGCGTCGACGTATGCCTTGGTTGCGACATGTTGCGCGGCGGTCGGGTCGAGTACGTTTGTAATCTGCTGCGAGTTGAGACTGACCGCCGAGCTCGCCGCAGCGAGTGCGGTCTGCACGCGCGCGAACGTAACGACCTGCGCGCCTGTCTCGACCCCGTCGAGCTTCGTCTTATCCGCCGCGCTGAGAAACCCTGCAACGCTGGTCGTCGCAACCGCCGGCATCGCGTGCGCGTGATCGCTGAGACTCACGCTCGCCGCCGAGCCCGTGGCCTGCGCGCCGCCGACAGCGAGCGCTACGGGTGCGCCTGCAGCTGGCATTGCGTGCACGTGGTCGCTGCGCGATAGCGACGTCGCTGACCCTGTTGCCTGCGCGCCTCCGATGGTGAGCGCCGACGGTGCACCCGTAGACACGCTGTGCACGTGGTCGTCTCGGGCTGCCGCCGTGCCAACGCCAACAGCTGCAGTCGTGACAGTGATCTGCGTCGGCGCAGCTCCTGTCAGTGCTGCCGCACCCGTCGCCATGCCGTCCAAGCGCGTCTTATCCGAAGCGCTGAGAAAACCCGGCACGCTGGTCGTCGCCACGGCATGGAGCGTGCCGTCTGTCTGAGCCCCGTGCGCATGGACGTGGTCGGTTCGAGCAGCCGTGGTACCCACGCCGATCGTGTTGGCAATGCCCACGGTGGATGCCGGCGAGTTCGTAAGCGCCGCAGCACCCGCCGCGATGCCATCGAGCTTGACCTTGTCGGCAACGCTCGGCGCCTGTGCGAAGACGAGCGGCGTCGTGCCCAGCGTGATCGGGTCGTTCGTGGTGAGGATCCACAGCGTGTCGGCGTAGGCGGTGCCCTCGTTGACACGCACCGTGAGCCCGGCTGTGACCTCTGTGGATATGTCGGCATCGGCCGAACGGCTCCACGCGCCCGACGCGGCCACATAGATGCCGTTCGCGCTGCCAGCGGTTTGCCCCGTCACAAGCACACGTTCACCGGCCGCAGGAGTGACCCCGTCAACCACCGGGAAGCCCGAAAGCGTGATGTTCGTGGTCGAGGCCAGCCGACACGATTCTTTCGCGTCGAACGTGTCGAACTTGGCCTTGTCAGCCGCCGACATGAAGCCGTCTGCAAGCGATGTGGCGAGACCAGGCATCGCGTGCACGTGGTCCGCTTTCGAGACCGAGGTCGAGCTACCAGCAGAGCCCGCACCTGCCACCGTGAGAGCGCTCGGCACACTGGAGCTCGCCGGCAGCGCGTGCACGTGGTCACTCAGCGCGACCGTCGCAGCAACCCCCGCGCTGTTAGTTCCCGCAAGCGTCAGCGCAGAAGGCGCTCCGCCAACTGGCATCGCATGCACGTGGTCGCTGCGCGATAGCGACGTCGCAGTACCCGCGTCCTGCACCGAGCCTATCGCAAGCGCGCTGGGTGCTCCGGTCGAAACGCTGTGCACGTGGTCGCTTCGAGCAGCCGTGGCGAGACTTCCGGCGGCGGCTGTAGTGACGCTAACTTGCGTCGCCGCGGTCGACCCGACGGCCGCTGAGCCAGTCGTCATGCCGTCCAAGCGCGTCTTGTCGGCCGCGCTGAGAAACCCAGCCACAGTCGGCGTCGCATCAGCATGCAGCGTCCCGTCTGTCTGCACGCCGTGCGCATGGACGTGGTCCGCTCGAGCGGCAGTCGTGCCAACACCCACCGTATTCGCAGCCCCGACGCTCGCAGCCGCCGTGCTCGAGAGCGGTGTATTCGTCGCACCCGTGGCCACGCCATCGAGCTTGCTCTTGTCGGCTCCGCTGAGAAAACCCGCCGCGATCGCCGTTGCCGTCGCGTGCAAGGTCCCATCCGACTGGGCCCCGTGTGCATGCACGTGGTCACCACGCGCGGCCGTCGTCGCCACACCCACCGTGTTCGTCGTGCCCACGGTCGAGGCTGCCGAGCTCGTCAGCGCAGCCGCTCCTGACGCCATACCGTCGAGCCGTACCTTGTCGGCCGCGCTCAGAAACCCCGCTGCGACGGTCGTCGCAAGTCCCGGCATCGCGTGCTCGTGATCGCTGCGCGAAAGCGACGTGGCTGTACCCGCGGCTTGTACGCCTCCGACAGTCAGCGCCGAGGGCGCATCCGTCGACACGCTGTGCACATGGTCGGCACGCGCCGCTGCAGTCGCCGCGCCCGCCGCTGCAGTAGTGACAGAGACCTGCGACGGAGCAGCTCCCGTCAGCGCGACCCCCGTTTGCCACGTGGCTGCAGTGGGCCCCGTTGCCACAAGCACCTGCCCCACGCTGGGCGGGGTCGAGCCCGCGACGTTGACGGGCGCGCCGCTCGTCGCAAGCGCAGACGCCACGCCGGAGCCGCCGCCCGTGGGCGCTTGCCAGGTCGCATTCTCCGCATCCACTGCAGTCAGCACATCGCCTGCGTTCGGCGGCGCAGAGTGCGACACGTTGACCGGGACTTCGCCCGTGGTGACGAGCTCGGTCGCGGGCCCTGATGCTGTGATTGGGTCTAGAAATGACATGCGTGATCACCCATTCCGAGCGCCGGGGTCGAGGAAGAATGCGCGGAGCCCGAACAACCGGTTGTTCGGCCCGTCCATCAGTGTGACGTCGATAAAGAAGGCCTCAGCCGCGTTATTGACAGTGTGAACTGCCGGCAGGAACACGGTTGAAAACGTGCACTGCGTAGTCGAAAAGCCGGCCACTTGCGTGCAGGTCAGAAGGTCCTCGGGATCCGTCGGATCGACCAGGTCGCCGGCAGTCGTGCCCCACGCTTCCTGTGCGTTCATTCGCAACGTCGCCGCGTTGGCCGCTGCCACATCATGCGCGCGCCAGACCGCCTCGAGACCGATCGCGGTAGATCCGCGTGGTACCGGAGGCACCGCGAAACGAATCACCGCAGGCGACCCACCAACAGCAACTCCCCACGTGTCAAACAGGTCGTCGTAGGTCCCGTTCGAAATGTCCTTGCCAGTGAACAGCGGAATGTTCACAGCACGGAGCGGCGGCGAACCCGACGTGTACACCACGTCCCCGGCGTTGCTGGAAAGCCGCACGTTGCCAGCCGTACTCAGCGTCGCGCCGGACGCATCGCCAGCGGTCGCGAGGTTGCCAGTCACATTGACCGTGCCGTCAGACGCCGAGATGTTGCCGTTAATCTGCGCCCCGCCCGTCACCGTGAGACTGCCAGCCTGCGCCGCACCAGACACCGCGAGAGCACCCGACACGTTGACCGTTCCGTCAGACGCCGAGATGTTGCCGTTGATCTGCGCTCCACCTGTCACCGTCACCGAGGCCAGCGTCGTCGCACCGTTGAACGTGTTAGTTCCGGTGAACGTATTGTTACCGGTCTTCGTGACCGCGTCATCGGTGACCGCTTTGAGGAAGCGAGAACGATCCGCGAGCGCTTGGGCGATTGCGGCTACCGTCTCCGCCGCTGCGACCATGGTGTCAGTGCCGTCCGGCACTGTGACCGTCGGCGTGAACGTCGCTGTCTCGGTAATAACGTGTGCCATTGCCTATCTCACCTGAACGCGAAACGACGAGTCAGCCGTGTTCCACGTGCGCGGGTTGTTCCATAGCCGGTCGGGCGGGTAGTCCCAAAGCTCCGTCCCCGTCGGCATCACGATGACCTCGCCAAAGCAGTGGGCCGCAATCCAGTCGCGAGGGACGATGACCAGGTCATCTAGCGGCACGTCGCCCAGATCGTCCGTGAAATACAGCAGCGACCAGCGCGCCCAGTTCGCGATGTGCGACGGCGCCGCTGGCAGCGTCCACGTGATGTGACCTTCCACGTCCATCAGGTAACGCGTGCCGCTCGGATACCAGAGCGCGATCGGAAAGTTGTCCGGTGCGTAGTGAAAGAACAGCTGCTTCAGCAACGCGTACGCGCCGCCCCGTCGGCGATGGTCCTCGAACCAGCGCCGAAGTCGCGCTGAATAGTTTTCTGATGTCTCCGTGAGCCCGCGACGTATCCGGCGCTCGCTGCCGATCTCAGGCAACGAGTCGCTCGAGTACACGTTCGGGAAGCGCATCTTGACGCCGGCCACGATGGCGTCACCCGCCGCATCGAGCTGCACGGCGATCGAATACAGCAGCCGCTGGGCCGTGCCGATCTTGAGCCACGGCGGCACGGCGCGCCAAACCGTGTCTCGGAACGTGATGACCGGCGAGTCAGGATTGAACGGGGGTTGGGGCGTCATGAATGGAACGCCTCCGGCGGCGGCACAAGCTTGAGCTCTGTGATCGTGATGGCGCCGGGCGTCGCGACCTCGGACGGATTCAGTGGCACGGGCGCCGCCGGCACCGTGATCTCCACGTGGAACACCTCGGCAGCGACGCTCGCAATCGCACTGCGCAAACCGTCCGGATACACATAACCGGTCGGAGGTGTGATGACGTTGCCCCCCACTGGCTGCGCGATGATGAACGCGGTCACGGCGGCTCTGATTGCAGTCTCGAACTCAGCGACCGTCATGCCGCTCGTGTTGTACGCGTAGACAGTGAACGTGGTCGCAATGATGTGCTCGACCGCCGGGTGCACGATGGCAGTGACAGCCTGCGGAACGGCGTTCAGCTGGATAGCTGCATCGGCGTACGGCACATCCGTCACCGGCAGCGTGCCCGTGCTCGTCGCGCAATACACATCGATCTGCCCGTACCCGTCCGGAACGAGCGACACGCGGGTGATGTCGAGGTTGCGTCCCGTGGGATCTGTCGCGTTACGCAGCGCGCTCGAGTACGCGTCCCATGGACCCATCGGGGATAACGCCCCGAGCATCTCACTGCAGCGCTGGCGAAGCGTTGCGTCAGGCTCGGTGTCCGTGCCGTTCAGCGCCGCCCCGTTGTCACAAGTGACCCCGAGCAGCGTCGTCACCAGCGTGTTGATAGCGTGCGCTGCTGCGTTGCCGTCCGTGCCGGGCTCGGTCGCGACGATGCCCGTCACGACGACCGAGCTCGGCGTGAGGGTCAACGGTCCCGTGTTGCGATAGGTCGCGCCGCTCAGCGAGTTGCGTACGATGAGATCGCCAGCATCGAGGATGTACAACCCGCCGCCCGAGTTGGTGAGCGTCAGGTTGCCGCTCGCGTACGTCGCAGCACGCCGCTCGATGCCGTACACGTGAAACGCGACGAGCGTCAGCCAGTCACCCGCCGACAGCGCGAGAAACCCCGAACGCGCGATGAGCGCCATCAGGTCCGTGTACGCAGCGAACACGGCGCTCACGCCAACGATCATCGTGCGCACGACAGCGCCCGGCTTCCATGAGGTCGTGTTGACACCCAGGCGCGCGAGCACGGTGTAGATCGACGACTCGACTTCCTGTCGCGTCAGTGGAGTCGTGAGCTCGTCGAGCGTTAGCCTAGCCATGCTGGTCGATGCTCCCTTGCAGCTCGAGACCGTCCGCCGTGACAAAGAACGTCAGCGCGAAGGTCTGGAGCGGCGACTGCGGTGTGACTGCGAGCGCGACGCGCATGTGACGCCACGCTGTGATCGCAAGCGTGACGACGACGTCAGACACTCGGTCGTCCTTCATGCACTCGACGCGAATCTGCGACTTGAGCCGTGTGAGGTCCTGCTGCGTCGAGCCCGAGTTCAGCCGCCCGCGCAAGTCGAGCCCATACGACTCATCGTCGATCACACTGTTGCGAGGCGAGATGAACCGTCGCACGAGCGCTTCGCCAAGCGCGCGCGTCGACTGTGGATCGACCTCGCTCGCCGTCGGCGTGATGTCGAGCACGCACGAAAGGTCCGTGCCGTAGCCCAGCGCATCGGGCGCAACGCGGTCGACCACGGGCAAGAGCGCGATCTCCTCAGCGATGAAGGTCTCGAGCGGCGTCATGGCGGAAACCCCGATGGGTCAGGCTTCGCCGCGCCCGCGATGAGCACGATGTCGCTTCCCTGCATGACGTTGCCTGTCGCGTACACCCCCGGCCACGTGATGGTCCCGGTAAAGGGCGTGCCCGGTGCCGCCCCAATCGAGCCCGAGATGGCACCCGTAGGCAGCGCTACACGCACGATGTCGCCTTCGCGGGCTGCGCGCTTCGCGGTAGCGCCTGTGGTCGGCGCAAACCCCTCAGCCCCGTATGCAGCACACGACACGACCACAGGCCGAGCTCGGTCCCCTTCGCAGAACTGCACGAGCACGATCCCGCCAGGTGTCACAAGCGAGCGCGTTGCTGTCACACCCGGCATGACGGTGATGCTGCGCAGGTCGGGTAGCCCGAACGCGCTGTCGACCGCCTGGAGGTCGAGACGGTCGTCCCCGCCTCGCTGCACGACCCGATAGCGGTAGACGCCGTACAGCCGATCGTCGAGCGCACGGCGCGCGATGTTCATGAGCAACTGTGCGAGGCGCCCCGCCTGCTGGTCTTCGCCACCGCCGAGCCACACATGAAAGCGGAGCGGCTCGTCACCGTTCGCCGTGATCTCAAGCTCACGGATGACACTGGGCCGATCGATGCCGTCGACGATCGTCGCGCCGACCGTGATCGTGGTCGGGTCGTCCGCGATGAGAGTTGCTGTGCGCTCGCTCGGGTCGAACGACAGCACTTGATACGACTTCGACACAAGCGTGCTCGCCGCCCGCTGGCCGACCTGCGTCACCCCGGCGTAGTCGACCCACCACGCTGCTCCCGAGCCGATGACGTTCGACAGCGCACGGGATGCCGGGCCGGCTTCGCGCGCGTAGTCGGACCCCACACGCTCGCTCGTAGGCACGAAGGCGCCAAGGGTCTCCCCTGCCTCCGTCGCAACGTCCTGCGCGACGAGCAGGGCCTTTACGCCGGCATCGTTGTGGTAGCCCTTGCGCCCAACGCCCTGCGACCACCCAGCCGCCCCGCCTGCGAGGCGCACCGTCCGCTGCTCGGCGTACGTCCCGTCCATCCCAGGCACCGGCGCGCCGACGAGCGTCAGCGTGCCGATGCGCAGCGTCACGGGGGTCGTCAGTTCGACGTCGCTCGGAAGGTGCAGCTCAGCGGTCCAAGGCCCGACGTACCCCACGGTGACCCGAGCGCGATCGCAGGTATGCCCGTTTGCGCTGACGTAGGTCGAAGCCTCGGTCACGGGTTCCCCTTGTCGCGCGCGAGGCGCAGCGCTTGATTCGCATCGTTCAGCTCCTTAATGCGTGCCTCGCGCGGGTCGACGGGCGTCGCCTCAGCGCCGTTGGGCTTGCCCAGCGCCATACCGTAGCGTCGCCACTCGATGCACTTCGCTTCGATCTGCCACACGCCATCTTCGACTTGCTCGGGCGCGCTGACGTCCTCGACGACGAGATGTGTGATCCCCACTTCGTTCAACACGGGATGGTCGACGTCGAGCGCGGCCGCGCGCTGCCCGATCGACGGGCGCAGCAGGATCGGGCGTATCGCTGCCCACTGTTCCCAGTGCTCGAGCGTCAGCAGCTTGAAGCGCAGCGAAAACTTCGAGAGCCCGATCCCCCGATAGATGAGAATCGCGCCCGTCATCGCGTAGCCCGCCTGTTCGTCCCACTTGCGCGGCGAGCTCGCGCCCGAGACTTCGAGCAGACCGGGCGTCGGATAGCCGCCGAGCAAACAGCGGTCCGTGGGCAGCTCTATGGGATTCCACGTGGTCACGGCACGGGCGCTCCCATCTGCACGGTAACCGTCTCGAGGATCGACTCGAGCTCGCGCTTGATGGCCTCAGCGATGCTCTTGGCTTCACCCTTCGAAGCGCCTGCACCGACCTGCACGTTCAGCGCTGCGATGTTGATCGTGCTGCCGCCGCCACCGCCCGCTGTAGCCGTGCGAAGGTTCGCCATGTTCGGCACCGGGATCGGCTCGCCTGCCATGCCGGCGATCGCGTCCTCGGCCTTCGCGCCCTCTTTGTCGACGCCCTGCTCAAGCCCCTTGACGATGTTCACGCCGAGCTCGGCCATCACCTTCGAAGGTGACTGCATCTTGAAGATAGATTTGAAGCCGGCGATCGCCGCCTTGCCGATGCCAACGAAGGCATCGACCCAGATGCCGCCCCACCTCTTTACCCCATTCAACAGGCCGCTGAATATGTTGGCGACGAGCGCTCCCAGGTCCTCGCTCTCCATGAAGTCATAGAGATACTCGAAGGCTTTGATGAGCAGCCACACGCCCGCAATCGTCGCGAGCACCGGCCACGTCGCGGCGAGCACACCGGCAGCGAATCCCCACATTGCTGTCGCTGCCGCCCAGATGGCAGGAGCCACAGTCACAACCAGCACTGCAGCCGCTGCACCTAGCAGCTCTTTCCACTCGCTGCCGAACACGTCTTTGACGAGCCGCCAGAGCTCCTCGATGACAGTGCCAACAGCCTGCACAGCTTTGACCGCGTTCGGGAACTTTTCCTTAAACGCCGTGATGCCCTGGTCGAGTGCAATCTGAAACCTCAACCAAGCATTCTCAGCGAGGAGCAGACCGATGATGGCCTCCTGCACGAAGATCTTAAACAGCCGCGACAGCTGCTCCAGCCCGTTGACCAGTGGCTGCACGAGATAACCAAGGAACCGGCGCAGCGTCTGCCCGCTCGCAGTCGCTTGCGAAAAGAGGTCGTTGAAGCTCTTCTTCGCGCGCAGCAGCGGCTCGATGTCGATGCCGCCGAAGAGCGCGTTGTACGACTCGGCAAGCTTGCGCGCCTGCACCTCACTCGACAGCATCTGTTTCGCGACCACGCCGCCGATCTGATTCTTGACCCGCTGCGCAAGCTTGTTGATGTTGCCGCCGGTGAGCGCGAGCGACGCGGCCCACGCCGCCGTGTTGTTCGCTTGCTCCTCGCCGAAACCCGAGGCCGCTATCGACACCGCCTCGAGCGCAGGCTTTATCTTTGCGCCACGCACACCCATCCGCTCGAGCTGCGCGGCGTAGGCGGCAACCTTGTCGCGCCCGATCGACACCGAGCCCGCGACCTCGTCGACCGCCTTCTGCAGGTCCGTCGCCTTGTCGGCCGACAGCCCGAACGCGAGCGCCGTGGCAGTGCGTAGCTTCGTACTCGCCTCGAGCATCAGGAGCTCGCTGCGTCGCGCCTCCTGAGCCTTGATCGCAAAGTCAGCGAGCGACTTGCCGGCGACCACGGTCGCAATACCAATCGCCACGATGGCGCCGGCGAGCGCGACCGCTGCCACGCGAGCAAGCGACTTCGCGCCAGCGAGGCGTTGCAGCAGGGACAGTACGCCCCCGAGCGGTCCGGGGAGGATGGACGCTGCGTTGGCGAGCTCGTCTAGTTTCCCCTTGAAGTCTTTCGCCCCTTTGTAGTTCCGACCGAACTGGCCACCCATTCCGATGAACTCGTTGCGCGACTTCGCGATCCGGTCCTTGAGCGTGCCCATCGACTTCTCGAGCCGCTTGATCTGCTCGGTGTCGGGCGTGGTCGCTTTCTTCAGCTGCGTCATCGCGCGCTGCATCTCGGCCAGCGCCTTCGTGTCGGCCTTGATGGAGTCTTGGAGCTTCCCTAACGCAGCAGCAGCCGACTGGGCGGGGACACTGACCCCGTCCACCATGTCGATGCCTACTGTGACTGTCTCCTCAGCCGCCATTCGATAACGCCTTCGCGAGGGCCATCAGGATCTTTCGAACGAGTGTGAGGTCGCGACTGATGTCCACCAGAATCATTGCGCCTACGTACGCGCGCGCGGTCGTCACAGTTTCGTCCGATTCTGCGTGGCCGAGCGCTTCGAGGATGCAGCTCGCAGCGACTGCGTCGTCACCGCGAGCATGCGTACGTAGGCTGTTTATTTTGCTTTGACCTCGTCGACCTTGAAGCCAGCGAGCTCGACGCACACGCTCGCGAGTTTTGTCATCACGCCCGGCTGCTGCTCGAGCAACCGGTCGAACACAGATTGCGCCGGGTAGATGAGGCAGCCCTTCACGAGCTCCTCAGCGCTGTCGTAGGTGAGCTCTTTTTGGTCCTGGAACTTACGGAACGCCACCCAGTGCGGGCGGCGCAGCACGATGCTTCCCTCGCTGGTCGCGACGAGCTGCACCTGTTTCGCCCCGTACTTGCGCTGCGCCTCGTCGAAGGCTTTCTCGCCCGCGAGCCCACGCTCCTCGGCAGCAATCTGCTCCTCGGGTGACGCGACCACGCGCGCCTTGATGACGGACTTCAATGCAGCGCGCTCGGCGCGAATGGCCTCGAGCCGCTGCGCGACCTCATCTGGAATATCTGTTGTATCACTCACACGGGCACCAGTTCACTCGAGTCGAACAGCGTCAGGCCATTGCGTCGAATGGCCATGCAGTCGATCTCGAGCTCCTCTTTCAACGGGTCGGCTGACTCTTCTTCTGACGCTGACTGCCCCACGATGACGCAGCCCGTAATGAGCACGGACATCGGCTCGTTGGGGGGCTCCGAATAGATCACGCTGATGGTGAACTCGACGTTGCCGTAGCTGCGCTGGTCGGGCGCCCGCGCGGCGAGCCCGGCGATGAGCGCCTGAATCGACTCCTTCCACCCCGTGAGCTTGACCGGGTCGGGCGTGTACTTGCCCGAGCTCCGGCCACGCGGGGCTTGGTGTCTGCCCATGCCCCACGCTTTGACTCTCTCGCGCTTGTCCG